GAATAGTTGGTCATTGACGACTAGGAAAGCCTCGCTGAGACTCGTAGGACCGAAGTTGTCAGGGTAGAAGTCGTTGGAATGGCTGGCGATGTTGTTGGCGATGTCGATGTTGAGGGCACCGGAAGCGACCAATGATTGGTCGGTTGCTGCATTGAAGACGGTGCCGGGATTCAGGTCAGAGAGTTGGAAACCGATAGTCCCGTTCGCCGCTAGCATTGCTTCGACGTTGGAATCATGATCAGAACCACGTTGAACGATGAAATCCACTGATTCGATGGCGATTGCTTGGCCAGTTGGTACATTCACGTATGCTGAAAGGTCGACGGTGTCTTGAACTCGTGAACCGTCCGCGCTGGCTGCTGTCAAATCTACTGATTCCGTCAGGTAGAAACTGCCGGTCATGCTCTTCGTCATGGTAGAGCGGAGACTGCGCCGGTGTATAAATTACACTACCCCATTCCACCGGCTTATCTTCGCACCGCGCAGCGGTCACAGACCTCGCCCACCCACCACCCTATCAATATACACAATACATAGTCCTTCTCTTGGGAAACCCTCGTTGGCCTCTGTTTTATTGTGCACCCCTACTATAAGCAGAGGCCGAGTAGCGGGGGATATGTGTCGGGTATGCTACATATGTTTGGAGGTGACCACGACTGACCGCATGGAGTGTTATGCGAACAGTGTGGGTGAAAGAATGAATGCTGTTGATGGAGCCGGCTGTCGCCTATGGTGGTCTTGCGGCGACTGTGTGGAGGCGAGACAGTGCAGCCCGAACTGAAGATCTGCCGCCTGTGTTTGCACTTGTGGAAGTATGGACCGGTTTGCAGTGTATGTGCGCCGGAACTTCATGGCGCATGGATTCTGTGGAGGTGGGATGAATGAGAGGAATCATCACCTGTATGAATTGCGGGTTCCATCAGTCATGGATTTCACAGTCGAATGAGCCCGTCATCGGTGTGTCGAAGTGTCGCAAGTGCGACAGGATGAACCGGTTCAATCCGCTATCTACTCGGTGGGGGATTGGCAGGGGCGAACAGCGAGGACGTACAGCCGCGGTATGGTTCCGCAAGCGTCCTGAGTCAATGCCAAGATACGCCTTGAACGAGGAGGCCATCTCTCGGAATTCAATGACGGGAGATATTGCCAACGTCATCACAGACCTTCGGTTTACACCTGCATCGGAAATCAAGGGGAGGGGGGGTCAGGATGACTCTTGAAGACGCCATCCTCGTATTGGCTGAAGCGATTCAGCAATTAGCCGCTGCAAGTGGGGCCTATGCGTCGCCAACGGTTCAAGTGGAGCCTGTGCAGCCCGTGGGTCCGACGTATGGGCCTCCTACGTTCGATGAGTGGATGGAGGACAAACGGGATTGTAGAATCTCAACTATCAACAAAGGTCGGAAACCTCACGCCTGTTCCATCTGTGGAGTGATTGGGGTCAATGCTCGAACGCATCCCCATGATCAGTAGACATACTTGTCAACCAAAGGCATGATGACCCAACCACCCGGCGATAATCGGAAGATTCCTTGAGCCTGTAATCCGGTTCCAGCGGCCAGACCTAGCAATCTCTCTTTGAAAGATAATCCAGACCATGGATTGAGCGATGAAAGTATCATTGCAGATCCGGCACCATAGTCAGCAATGCCCCGTGCGCCGGAAGTAATGATTCCAGTTCCCGGCATGGTATGTTCGGCGGTCCATGCATACTGAGAGTCATGCATTCTAGCGATCTCATCCAATTCATTGCGTCCGACGATGCCAGCGTCCCTCTTCGCAGTATAGGGCGTACCGGGCCCGAGATATTCATACTCTCCAAAAATACCCCAGTCATGCGTTGGTAATTGAGTAGGGGCGTTCACCCGAGGGACTGGCATCGCAGCCGTATTGAACTCAACCGCTGTTGAGATGTTCTCGAGCATCTTGGGCGGCATCTGAGTTGGAGGAGTTGCCACACCCTGAAGAAAAGTAGGTTGCATCATGAGGAGGAATCTCCTCCTCCGATCAGAGTTGTTGAAGTTCATAGGACCGCTTCAGTCTTGTGAGGTAGACGAACTCTGGCTCCTCCGTCGCAATGCCTTGAGCAACGTATCGCACAGCAGGGAAGGTTAGAGTGTCGGGTGGTGCAGGGGCGTCTTTCATTGGAATGATGATGCGGGTCATGTAGAGAGTCCCAGACGCAGTAGGTTGACCTGAACCAATCCCCCACCCGTCTGCGTTAATCATGATGGTGGGTGTAGTCGTGGATTGCATGAAAATGCTTGCCTGCCCGAACTTGATGGTAGAGTAGTCTGATGCATCATCCATGAAGCCTGCGTGGATCATAGTGTCAGTCAATTCCAATGGAACGTCGGTAATGAGGATGTAATCTCGGGCCTGAAGCGTATCCGTCACCACCATTGGTCCTCCCGGTACATACGGACCGTCACGCTGAGTGTATTGGTTGCTGAAGAATGCTGTTAGACCTTCCTTCGTCCATCCGGCAATATCTATCTTGTCCCGATAGACAAACCCATCAGGACCGACCAAAGAGATCGCCCCGTAAGGTGAATTGGTTCCGGCAGTGGTCGCCCACGCTGTTCCGCTTGAGTAATCGACTGATACCTCAGGGAAGTACGCTAGGATGTTGAAGGGTTTGTCGTCCATGATCTCACTTCGCTAGTTTCCGAGCCGCAGCAGCAGCGCGCTTGAAGCCGTCCTTCTTCCACTTGCCAGCCTTGGTCTTGTAGCGGCTTGCGACCTTCTTGAATGCGGCAGAATACCGTTTGTTGTACGCGCTGGGAGCCCGTTTCTTCTTCGGTTCGTATGCTCTCCTGGCAGTTTTGCGGACCTCACCTTTGGTTGTTCCAGAAGTGTGGAGCGTTTCGCCACATCTTGGACAGTACCTTGGCATGAAATCACGACTCAGCAGTGCTCTGAATGGCAATCGCCATCCAATCCTTGGAGGACAATTTCACGACTCGGCAACGAATACGTGCAGTGACCTCGACTCTCGACGCACCAATCGCGGCTCCATCATTGCCAGCAACGAGGAATAGTTGGTCATTGACGACTAGGAAAGCCTCGCTGAGACTCGTAGGACCGAAGTTGTCAGGGTAGAAGTCGTTGGAATGGCTGGCGATGTTGTTGGCGATGTCGATGTTGAGGGCACCGGAAGCGACCAATGATTGGTCGGT